TCCGCTTGCATAAATCTTGTCGTTACGAATATCAAACCACTCATTGTCAGTGAACACATAATAAATATTTGCTCCGTTCTCGTCCTCTCCGATTTGACAGGAGAATGCCGGACGTCCGTTTGAGTAGTATGCTACAAACGTATACATTGGATTTTCAGAAGATAAGTAAAAATCGCTCTCATCAAGCAACTGTCCTTGTCCGTCATCATTACCGATAAATCTGTAGCCGGTACCGCATATACTTCGCCAACGATGTATGTCTATATCGCACTCCTGTTTACTTTCTGAATCCATTGTGATGTTAAGCTGTGTGATTTCCTCTGACTTGTGGTTATCGGTGCCACGCAGCACATATTGGATTGGCTCGGCACACATTTCTGCGGTCTTGCGTTCAACAAGCTCATACGCAAGATTTACGGCAATCTTGTTATTGATTTCCGGTCGGTTCACTTTCTGCCGATACAAAATTGGTTGGTCGCCACGATAGTATCTGTCAAGATACTCAATCTCAATAGCATTTTGCTCGTGAATCACAAGTGCTTTATTCAGTTCTTCGATTATGTTGTTTTTTGTGATTTGCCTTTTACGTGTGAAAATAACTTGTCTGCCGTAATTATTCTGACAGACAGCCGAAAAAGGTCTTACGTTTTTATGAGCATATCTATACATCAATAAAACCTCATGCCACTTGCAGAAGTTCTCTGTGGAACCTCTTTTATCTGAAATTCTTGTGTGCCAGCCCAAAACCATATCCATTTACGGCAGTGCGTACACATTACTTTGTGGTGTTTCTTGTCGCTTTTATTTACCCACGTTAATAGCTTTCCGCAACGAGGGCACATTACACTTCGTTTTCCTGTTGGTACAATATTAATATTCTGATTATTCATGTCACCCTCGATTCACTAAAAACGGCACCCACAATCTGTGAGTGCCATTTCTAAAAGAGATTTTACGCAATGAACGAATTACGATTTTTTCATAGTTATATTGTAACTGTCAATTTTTTAAGTGTATATATGCAATGATATGCAAAACTATGCACACTACTGCACATTTTCAAGATATTCTTTTCCGTAAAGCCTTTCAAACTCTTGTAAGGCTCTGCCGTGGATTGTAAATATTTTTCTTATGCTCCAATTTGTAGCCTGTGCGATTTCTTCAAAAGTGTTTTGATTGACATATCTCATTGAGAGTACATGATAATAGTCAGTATTCTCCATACTATCAATTTGGCTGATAATATGATTTCTTTTTCTCATAAATTCATCAACAAGTCTGTCTGTATCTTTTTCCAAGTCCACAATTTTAGTTACTGTACTGCCTAATTTATCTTTGTCAGATGAAACATCAACTGCCTCTTTGTCTGTTGAAACAGTAACGCTACATGCTATTGTCTTAAGCCGGTATATTTCAGACAGCTTGTTTTGTATCATTTTATCTAATCTGCTAATTTGATTTAAGTAAGTTTTTGTATTCATTAATAAAGCCCTCCTCTGAACGGATTGTGTACTGCTTCAACCTTTGCTATTCTACTGCCTTGTGTCATTCTTAAGGCAAAGTTTGAAAAAACATCAGGAACATCATCAAGCTGTTTTTTGCCTGTTACTGAATATCGTTTCAGTAGTGATACCATTACACCATAAGGCTCATTAGGCTTATAAAGTGATTGGTCTTTAAAAATAATATGTTGTAAAATCCAGTTAGAACACTGAAAAATACGTGCTTCCTTATTTGTCTCTGTCGGTACATCAGTGATGTTGCATATCCACCCTTTATTTTCAACTCGCTTATTGACTTCCATGGCCACTCTGTCACCACCAGCATTACGCTCAAACTCGCATTCCTGTACCTGATTATTGACTAATGTGTTTGACGCATTTTCATACTGCATTTCATAGTCCGCCGTATTATCGCATACGCAATCAACGCAGTAATAGTCCTCGCCATATTTTTGCAGTATTGGCATAACAAAATAGTCTGTGCCTTTTCCCTTTGTATCGCATTGAGCTGTGATAATTTCCGGCTCGCCATGTGGCAGATTGAAGTATCTGCGGATTTTATCATCAGGAAACAATAGACCCTCACGCTCAATAGGTTCCTGTTTATACAAACATCGGTAAGAGATTTCGTCCATGAGTAATTGTTGGTCTGCAAAAAACTCTTTCGTAAAACCGCCATACTCATAATCAAAATTACTTTCCCCTGTCACCGGGTCTACATCAGGAACCGATATTGTTTTGACTCTTGGATTTCCGACATACATGTTTTGAATGCGTCCAATAACATCATGTACGCTCCAACGAGTAGCAATGTGTATCTCTTTACACGGCTTTCCGTCCGTATCTTGTGTCTTACGCTGTCTTGCGTCTACTGCATATTTATCCCACAGCTTGTCAAGTATTGTAGGATTTAAGGCTTCCTCAATTCCGCCTATCATATCATCAACTAGCAAAAATTTACTTGCACGGACTTTTCCGGCATTCTTGCTTCCAACAGAAGTACACTGTACTGACGGAAAAGGTTTATATTTGCCAATATTGAATTGCTCCATTTTGGCATTGGTGCTTGTAACTGATAGATTAGGGAAAATGTCATGCCACGCATAATCATCATCATTGGTAACAATGTCGTATACTCCATCGTAGTACATTCGTGTAATGTCACCACTGTGTGAATAAAATAGGCTGTAGTCTTTTGGAAACCAACCGGCAACTGCCGAATGAAAGAATTTCTCAATCGTACTCTTTCCGGCTCCTGGTACTAGGCTCACACACAATATGTCGTATTTATCATCAATCATGCCTTGTAATGCGTCCACAAGTCCGATTTTGATTAATTGTTTCCTACGTGGCATATAAAATCGGTCTTTAGGCTCGCGCTTTTTCTCTATGTACTGAAAATAGCTGTCAACTATTTTGTTTTGAGCTTCAAGTAGTAAAACCTCATATTTTTTGTTTATCAGCTCATATGTGGTTTTGTGGTCGAATGCGTATTTTTCCAAGTCCCAAATCGTACCACCTGTTTTAGCCGTGCAGAAGTCCTCTATAAGCTCTTTTGCCCTCTTAGTGAGTTGTAGTCCATACTCAATATCTTTCTCGCCGTTTATGGCTACACTGCAAGCGTCTACATAAGCATTAATTACTTGCTCGTCTTTTCCATTTTTCTCTATGTAATTTTCGTAACTATCAACTGTGGAAATAAGGCTCTGACTAGCCATAAGAAAAGCACCTCCACTTTTAAAAAGCAAAGGTGCTTATAGACCTCTGCCTATAACTGTTTTAGGGTAGCGACTACAATCAATCTGTAGCCGGTAAAATTTTGTTAGAGTAGTACATCATTGA